TCAGGATCGCCACGTCCCGCAGCACGAGCCACGGACCGCGGCTACGCCAGAGGACGCCTCGAATCGCCGTGTCGTCGTCGGTCAGGTTGACGATGACCGTCCGCAACAGGCACGGCGGTCGCCACCAGAGCCACGTCACGCTGAGAGGGGATTAGTAGCAGTCTTCGGGGTCGGGGTCGGATTTAGGTCTCTGAATGCCGACGCCCTGCCGGCGAATCACTTCCGGGACGGAGAGGCCGCGGCGTTGGGCTTCGGCATAGAGTTCGTCGTACTGGCGGGCCGGCACGCGCACGTTGACGTGCACCGAAGGCGAGTTGGCGTCGAGCGGCGGGCGGCCGGGACGCTGCGGCATTTCCGCCGTTGAGTATAAATCCAGTCGGTGTGTATAAAAATCACAGTCACGCGACGACGAGGTCCGGATCCTCGGCCGTCTGCTCCGGCACGAGGCGCAGCTGCAGGTTCCACGCGATCGCGAGCGCCACGATCGGGTCGATCCGCCCGCGACTCTTCCGCTTGGCTGGCAACACGTTGTCCTTGTCGTCGCGCTTCACTACGGCATTGCCGGCCGCCCACTCGACGACCGGATCGCCGCCGGCGTCCACCTGGCCGGCGAGCACCTCGGCTTCCATCGCTTTGCAGCCGCTCGACATGCCGGCGAAGGTTTGCGACACCTCGAGGATCTGCTCGACGTCGAAGCCGTCCTCGGTCGTCAGTTGCCGCACGAGCTGATCGGCGTGCCACGGGTCGAAGCCCACCCGCAGGATCGTCGCCTGGCTGCGCAGGCGCGTCAGCGCCTCGCGAATCAGCTGGTGGTTCACCGTGGTCCCCGGCACGGCGATCAAGTGGCCCTGCTCCACCCAGACCGGATACGGTGCGCGATCGCGGTGCGCGCGATCCGCGAGCGTGTCGGCCGGCGTCCACACCCAGCGCAGCACCGCCCAGCGCGGCCGCGCCGCCGTCGGCGGAAAGAGCGCCATCATCGCGCACAGATCCAACTTCGACGCGAGGTCGATCCCGACCACGCAGGCCTCGCCGGCAACGTCGTCGATCGTCCAGCCCGTCGTCTGGCCGGCGCGCCAGCCGTCGAGCGAGAGCCACGGCAGGAGCGCATTCACCCACAGATTCAGGTGCTTCTGTTTGTAGGCGGCGGCGGCTGACGGCATGCCGATCGCCTTGCGGACCTTGTCTTTCAGATCCTCCGGCTTGACCGACACGCCGTAGTTCGGATTGGCCTTGCGCGCGGTCGCCTCGAGCGTCCAGTCGTCCTCAGGATCGGCGTGGGCGATGAACGCGAAGTAGGTCTCGTCGACGAGCGTGCGCTCGAGGATCTGGCAGGCGTAGTTGTGTTCGTCGCCGCCCGGCGACACCGGATCCGATCCCGCGGTGGTGATCTTGAAAATCAGCGGCTGGCGGCGCGCGCTCGTGGCCGTTTCGAGCACGTCGATCACGTCCCGCTGTTTGTACTTCGCGAGCTCGTCGAGGCTGATGAAGTGGGCGTTCAGACCGTCGAGCGAATCGACGTCGGCGCCGAGCGGTTCGAGCTTCTGCGCGGCGCCGTCGCGATGCAGGTTGCTTTGCAGGACGGTAATGCGGGAGCGTAGGCCGCTCGAGCGCACCAGCCGCTTGCAATCGTTCCACACGATCTTCGCCTGTTCGCGCTTGGTGGCGGCGGTGTAGCCCTCCGCGCCCGGTTCGCCATCGAAGAACGTGATGTAGAGCGCGACGATCGCGTCCTCGAGCGAGTTATGCGTGGGGACCATCGCCGTGCCGGCGAGGTACACCCCGCCCTCGACTTGAATGCAATTGACGGGCATCGCGTCGCACGGCTCGCACGCGACAATCGTCCGGGCTCGACTGCGCCGGCGCTGCGTCGGCGCCCACGCGGTTTGTTTACGCGGCAGTGCCGCGACGTGGTCCTGATGGGCCGAAAAATGCAGCCGATAGCGTGGCCCACAGTCCCGACCGTTCAGCCGCGCCCGATCGATCGTCAGCGTCGACTTCAAGCCCAGGGAGTGAACGAGTTCGCGATAGTCATCGGCGAGGCGTGATGAGACGGTCACGACTTCGTAGATTCCTCGTGGGTCGACATACCCGTCGGTGTCAACAATGCCGCGCAACACTTCGAGACGTTGGGCATAGGACGCGCGCAGGTACCGCAGGGGGATGCGCTTGTCGCCCAGGACGTTCAGCAGGCGGAGTTGATTCGTGAATGACGAGCGCGAGCCTTGCCCGGGATTCAGGCGATACAGCGCCGCCGCGCCTCGCTGCGCGCTCGGGACCGGGCGCACCGTGACGCCTTCCGCGCGGATCCGATCGATGATGCCGCGATCCGCCACGGTGATCGCTCCGCTCCGCGACGTTCCGTCGCCCAGCCAGGCACCGAAGGTATACGGCGGAATTGGTAACCTCGCGGGCGGGAGCTGCAGGGCGCCGGCCACAATAATGCGATGCACGAAATCGCCGCGAGCGCCGGCCCGCAGCGTCGCCGCGATGTGTTGCGTCTCGACCGGCGGGAGGGGCGCGCGCGAGCCCTTCTGGCGCCCGGTATACCAGGTCCGCTCCGTGATCCATTCGTGGGCCGCGTGCGCGATGAGGGTCTCGCCCGTACTCAGCGTCAGGCGATAGCACGGTCCCGATTGCACCGGACCCACCCATTCCACGCGAATGGGCTGCCCGTCGGGACCGAACACCGTATCACCGGCGTGCAGGTCGCCGTGCGCGGTCCATCCCCGTGGCGTCGGCACAGGCGTATCAATGGCGAGGGCCTTCCCGTTCTTGCGAGGCAGTTCGTTGTAGGAGTTCCGGAAGCGCCGCAGCCCGGTGACGACGTGGACCCAGCCAATGATCGATCCCAGGCGAAACGCCTGGTGCGGCTGCCACTGCATGAACTGGCCGGCCCATTCGGCTTTGTAGTGCTTCAGGCATTCGCCGAACCGCAGGAAGCGATCGGCGAGATCGAGGTCCAGCCGATAGGGAAACGCGCGCGTGCCTTCACGCCGGCGATCGAACTGGTGCCGCTCGCACGCCAGCCTGTGATACTTCCCGGCCGGCACGCGGCCGCGGATGACGTCCTCGGCGTAGGCATCGATGACGTGCGTCCGGGTTCTCACACGTTAGTGGGCCGTGGGCCGGGGCGGCGGCACGTCGAACTCGGTGAACGGATCGTCGGCCGCCGCCGGCGCTTTGACACGCGAGCGGCTCGACGGCGTCAGCCCGAGCTCCGGCCAGAGGCGCGCACACGCACTGAGGGCCTTGGTCGCCACTCCGAGATACGGATTCGCAACTGGATAGCCGTTCGGCGTCTGAACGATCAGGCCACTGGTCACCACGCGTTCGGTCGCCTGGAGATAGCGCGCCCACTCGAGACAGAGCGCGATCAGCGCGGCACGATCCGCGTCGGTGACGTGCCCGCCCTCGCGGAGCACGGGCGCGAGACGTTGCCACTCCGCCACCGCCAGCGGGACCGCGGCGATCTCGCGCGGCACGTTGTCGAAGGTGGTCGGCGGCGGCGGCAGGGTCGGTTCCTCGCGATTGAGCGCGCGTTTGCCCGGGTTGCCGTCCAACTTGCGCCGCCAGGTGGGATGCGGTTTGCGGCCTCTCACACCGGCCGGGCCTTCTGCCCCGTGAACGCTTCCCAGCGATCGATCGCGACTTGGCAGTACTGCGGATCGATCTCAAGGCCGTAACAGCGACGGTGCAGCCGCTCGCAGGCGATCATCGTGGAGCCGGCGCCGAAGAACGGCTCGAGGACGATCTCGCCCGGCGCGGTGTAGTGCGCTAGGAAGGCCTGCGGCAGCGCAACCGGAAACGCTGCCGGATGCGCTTTGAAACTGCGGCGATCGAGGTTGCTCTTCACGCCCGTCCGCTGCTCGCCCGCGGGAATGTCCGTCGTCGCCGCCGTTTGATGAATGCGAAACACGTCGTGCTCGAGCGTCGCATCGCAGGCCTGCGGCCCGCCGATCTCGAGCGCCGTCTCGGTGGCGAACACGTACACGAGCTCGTGGGTGTAGTTGCTGGACAGCCGACGGACGCGCGGATCGTCGCGTGTCATGTGCCAGGTCGGGAGCGGCACGCCGACCTTGTGCCAGACGAACTGCCGCAGAAACGTCAGGCCGAGATCCTCGAGCAGCACGCCGTGCCGGAACGGACCGGTGTGCGGCGCCACGCCGATATTCCAGATCACCGCGCGGCCGGGCGCGAGCGCCGGCACCCACGCCCGCAGGATCGTGCCGAGCCACCCGAAGTACTCCGCCGGCGAGACGGGCCGATCGTCGTGCGCCCCGTAGCGGACGCCGACGTTGTACGGCGGGGACGTGATCAGCGCGTCCGCCCGGGCGCCATCCAGCACGCGCGCGACGGCGGCCGGGTCCGCACTGTCGCCGCACAGCAGCCGGTGGCCGTCCAGCGCGAACAGGTCGCCGGGACGAATCCGCGTCGGCCGCGGCTCAGGCACCTCGTCGGGATCGGTCCGCCCGTCGGCCGGGGCGTTGGCCCCGAGGAGCGCCGCGAGCTCGTCGTCGAAGAAGAACGGCCGCAAGTCCAAGCCGGCGATCGCGTCCGCCTGCAGCTGCGCGACATTCCACTCGGCGAGTTCCGCGGTCCGGTTGTCGAACATCGCCAGGTGGCGCTTCTGATCGGGCGTCAGGCCCCGCCGCCGAACCGCGATCACTTCGCTGCCGTCGGCCTCGATCACCCGCACGCGCGTCAGGCCCGCCACCGTCGCCGCTTCGCGGACGCCGTTGCCCGCGAGCACCACGTTGTCTTCGTCGATCACGATCGATCGCGCCGCACCCACCGATTGGAGGGACGTGGCAATCGCCTGCAGGTTGCGCGCGTTGTGCAGCCGGCGGTTCTGCGGATCGGCGACGAGCGCCGCCAGCGACGTCGTGCCGTCGGCGGGCGGATCGGGGACCGGTGCGGGCGCGGGTGCGCGTTTGCGACTCATCCCCCGAACCTCCAGCGCCAGGCGCGCAGGCGTTGACAGAGACACGCCGACCAGCGCCAGCGGTGGACGCAGGTATACGCGTGCGTACACGTCCACACGTGTCGCCTCATGGACGCACCGCCTCGCCGACTTTCACCGCCGTCTGGCCGGTGAACGCTTCCCAGCGGTCGATGGTGACCTGGCAATAGGTGGGACTGAGCTCGATCGCGCGGCACGAGCGGCCGTACTGCTCGGCGGCGATCAGCGTGGTGCCCGACCCCAGGAACGGATCGTAGACGAGATCGCCGGCCTCGCCGTGATGGCGAATCGCGCGCGCCATGCATTCGATCGGCTTTTGCGTGCCGTGCGGTGTCTCGAGGTCTTCGCCTTGCTTGTGCGACATGCCGACGGCATCGATGTCCCACACCGTCGCCTGACTGCGATCGCCGCACCAGCGCGCCGCCTTGCCTTTCCGGACCGCGTACCAGCACGGCTCGTGCTGCCAGTGATAGTGGCCGCGCGAGATGGCGAACGATCGTTTGCGCCAGATGATCTGCGAGCGAATCTCGAACGACGCCGCAATCAGCTGCTGATCGACGCCCGGCACGTCCGGCGGATGAATCACCGCGTGCCACACGTACGCGACGTCGCCGCGAAACAGCGTGTAGGCGTGCGTCCAGTCCGATCGATCGTCGTTCGGGACCGTGCCGAGCCGCGTCGCGCCGAACCCGATGAAGCCTTTCTCGGCCGCGTCCTGGCGCCACTGCGGGTCGTAGTGCACGCCGTAGGGCGGATCGGTGACGAGTAAGAACGGCGGCGTCGGATCACCCTCGGTGAGGCGCGCGACGTCGCCGGCCACCGTCGCATCGCCGCACAGCAGCCGATGCATCCCGAGCGTGAAGAGATCACCCGGCTGAATGTCCGTCGGCCGCGGGTCGGGCGCCGCGTCCGGCGCCGTCTGGCCCGGCTTGGCCTGCGGCCCGAGCAGCGTGACGAGCTCGCTGGCGAAGAAGAACGGCTGGAGGTCGAGGCCCGCGATCGCGTCGGCCTGGAGCTGCGGCAGGTTCCACTCGGCCAACTCCGCGGAGCGGTTGTCGTACATGGCGAGCAGCCGCTTCTGGTCGTCGGTGAGCCCGCGGCGGCGGACCGCGATCAGCTCGTGGCCGTCCGCTTCGATCACGCGCACCTTGGTGATGCCCGCTTCGGCCGCGGCCTGCGTCACGCCGTTGCCGGCGAGGATCACGTCGTGCTCGTCGATGACGATCGATCGGGCGGCGCCGACCTGCTGGAGGGCGTCGACCATGACGCCCAGGTTGCGCGGGTTATGGAGGCGGCGGTTCTGGGGGTCCGGGACCAGGGCGGCGATCGTGGCCGGGTCGGGGCTCGGGGCGGGCGGCGTGGCCGCCGGTGGAGGCACC